CTGCTGACATTCTGAAGGGTGCCCGCGCTGCTGGTGGTGGCTCATCGATGCCAGAAACGCCGCCCAGGGTGCCGAGGTGGTGCCGGTGGTGGTGTGCGCTTTTGTATATATAATAAGGTAAAACAAAGTGTAATTTGTTTATAATTGTTAAAAATTCGATTAAATACGAATTTATTTTGTTTTTTGTTTGGTGGTATCAAAATAAAATCGTAAATTTGCAGCAGATTTAAAAGTTATTCACCGCGCCACCGGCGCACAAAATTAAAAAAAATATGAAAAATTCCGCTTTTGTTCTCGCACTCATGGAGATTGCAACCGCTAACCCTGAAGGATTCACCGTTAACGCTCAGACCTTGCAACCAATTAACAAAGGTTACGCCGTAGCCCTGGCAGCTACTCAGAACAGCCACGACACCGCCGGCCTTCTCTCTGTTATAGACTACGCCCAGAACCACGCCGACACCGTGAACGCGATCGGTGGTTGGCTTGACTCTAAAAGTGGTAAATATTACTACGACGCTACAGTTATTTGTGACGATCTCGAAACCGCGTTAATACTGGGCCGCCGTAATAATCAGATCGCAATTTTTGACCTGGAGAAAATGGAAGAAATCAGGCTTTAAAGCCTGGTTTCTCTCCTCATGTTATAACTATTTAATATTATTATATTATGACTAATTACGCCCGTATCTATCGCGCCGAACTTCAGGAACTGAAGCCCGCACCCGCTTTTTATCGTCTGGCCCTCCGGCTGGCCATCGCTGCCGCCCGCATCGCTGACCGCTACCCGCGCACCGTTTCCGCTATCCTCTGGGCCGGCTCTCTCTGGGCCGTCGTTTATATCTTTTTAAATTATCGTTTTACTACTTATTTATAAAACTATGAACACCACAAAGAACACCACCACCGCCGCCCCTGTTGCTGATTCTGAGGGCCGCCGCTGTTATACTTATATTATCGCCGTTTCTGGCCGTCTCTGGAGCCTGTGCGCTTCTGAATGGTGGGGAACCCCTGACGAAATGAGAACGAACGCCGCGAGCATGGCAACCGCCGCCCGCATTTTCCGACACTCTGCCGCCGTCGCTGTCTATGAGCTGCGAAACGATGATTATTTTTATTTTGTGCATGGTTGCGAGCTGCCAGGAACCAACGACGCACCGGCCACCTTCCACCGCTACGCCCCGCCAGTGATCCGCCGCCAGAGTGCCAACAAATAACCCCTATTTATAGCCCGCTTTATTATTCACAGATTTTTAAAATTTTCCGATTATGAAATACTTTATAAATTTCCCCTATACTGCCGAGAGTTTAAAAAATGAGTTCCGCTCCCTGTCTCTGAAGTTGCACCCAGACACGGGAGGCGATGCCGAGAAGTTCGCCGCCATGATGAATGAATACGAGCAGATCGCCCGCAACCTGTCAGGAACTAAACAACACGCCCAGAGCGAAGCAGAACGCCAGGCAGAAGAAGCCCGCCGCCGTGAGGAGGAGGAAGAGCGCCGAGAGTGGGAAGCCTACCAGGAGCGCCAGCGCCAGGAACGGGAAGCAGAGCGCAAAGCAGAGGAAGAGCGCAAAGCTAAGGCCCGTCCCATCTACGAAAAGCGTTGCAAGAAATGGGCGCACCTCATGGAAGATTTAACCCCATTTATAGAGGCTGAAAATAATGCCTATAAAAACGAGCGCAAGGCTGCCGAGGCTTTCGGCTATCGTTCTGCAGAATATAAGGAGGCAGGCAAAGCCACGAAAGCCGCCAGAACTGCCACACATGCAGCCCGCCGCCGTAATCTCTTGAAGATGGCGCAAACAGCTTTTAAGGGTGTTAAATTCTCCCTTCGTTACGATAACGGCTGGGGTGGTGGTTTTACTATCGCATGGACTGACGGCCCAAGCCTGGAAGAGTTCAAAGCTGCAACCGATTTCGATTTATTCGTATCTGGTTGGGACACCTTCGACGGTATGACAGACTGTGCCGACTATGAGCGGGCAGATTTTACAGACTTTGCCGATAAATACAGCGGCCTTCGTGGTCAGGTTGAATTTGAACGCACTATAAGCGACGAGAACAGGCAGAAAATGGCCGACGTTTTAAAGCGTCTTAATCCTGACTTTACAGACCCAGAGGCCCGCAAGCGTTACGACTGCAACAGCTGGGAAGATATCGCCGTCTTTATAGACGAGGAAAAAATCAGAGAATTTTTCCGTATCTTTGGCGCTGACTTTGACAGCGTGACAGCAGAACAGAAGAGCGCACAGCGCACAAGCCGCCACAACTTCCGCGACTATATGGACAGCCGCAAGACCTTAGCCGGTTGGATCAACGCCCTGGCCGACTTCATCACATTTAAAACGGATGACGAGAAGAAGGCCGAGAAGCCCGCAGAGTTCGCCCCCCGTTATGGTGCCACACTTCGCGCACTGTTTAAGCTCGTAGGCGGTCAGTCTGCCGCATTCTGGCAGCATGACAGCAAAACCCGCCAAAATACCCCGCTTTCTTTGTCTGAACTCATCGAGGCCCTGGAACGTGGCGAGGCCGTAGCCTATGGAAAAAAACACGAGTACACCGACGCAGAAGGTAATATCGAGTCCGTAAGTTATTGGGGCGTAAATAATGGCGGTTATAAGGTGCAGAAGGCCCGCGCTGAAAAGTTCGCCGCCGCTGGTTACACTCTCAGCAGCTCCGGCAGTTCTTCCACCTATGCCGACGTAGAAATAACAGGCATTACACCAGAGACAGCCGCCGCCCTTCGTGCAGACCTTGCAGACATCGAGCGCCAGCGCCGCCAGTGGGAGGCAAAACAGACCGCACAGAAGCCCCAGGACAGCGCCGAGACTAAGCAGCCGACCAACACCCAGCCCAGCGACTCCGAGGCCGTCAGCGCCCCGCAAACAGTCGTAGCAGATGCCCCCGCCGAGGGTTTGCAGCTCATCGACACCGCCGAGGGTGTGGCCGTTGTTTCTGAGGACTGGAAAACAACATACTTTAATAAAAAGCACATTAAGGCCCACGGCTGCCACTGGAACAAGGAGGCGAAGCGCTGGGAGGCTACCGACCCCAACGACGTGGCCAAGGTTCGCGCCTGGTTTGCTCTTCGATCTGAGGAGCAGACCACCCCAGAGGCCGACACGTTAGAGGATGCCCAGGACATCACAGAAAACGCCACAGAGGACGCAGCAACCACCGAGCCGACCGACACCAAGCCCACCGACTCCGAGGCCGTCAGCGACGGCGCACAGCAGCCCGCAAGCGTTTCCCCACTCTTCGAGGCAGTGGCCGACCTCTTCCGCGCCTTTGCCGACATCATCAAGGAGGCGAAACAATGGGAGGGCGTGACCATCCCAGCCGCCACCCTCGAACGATGGAAGCAGCAGGCCACCGAGGGCACCCAGAACGCCGCCGCCCGTCTCTCTGAGGTGTGCGCCTGTCTGGGCAGTCTCACGCCTGACAGCCGCGAACAGTTCGACGCGCTGGGGGTCATCTTCTGGACGCTCTCCGACAAGATCAAGGCCGGCACCGACCCCGACACCCTCCAGGGTGCCACCGACTACGCCCGCGCCCAGCTCTTCGACCTCATCGAGCGTACACAAACTGAGAACCAGGCGCGAGCAGTCCGCGAGGCTGTCAGCCCTGATGATCCCGACCCTTTCAGGAAGGCCGCATAATATAGCGGCCTCCCCTCCACCTCTCTTAATGTTATAGCACATCCCAAAAATCAGAAAATTTAAAAATCTACAAAATCATGGTTACAATTTCACAGAATGCAATCGCCACCGTTAAGCAGCTTAACGACCAACTTTTTGAAGCTGAGTGCGAACTGGAAGCCCAGCAGCGGGCAGTATCTAAGTATCGCTATTATCTGGCAGCAGAAGCCAATCAGGAAACAGTCATGGATCTACGTGGTGCCATGAAGAACCTGCAGGGCTGTCAGCAGCGCGTCGATCATCTGCGCCAGCGTCTCACCGATGCTCTCGAAAATATCTGGTCATTATAGCCCCTCTCAAAAACCCCCGTTTTCATCATTTCATCATTTCATCATTTCATTAACCGAGGGCACACCCTCACAAAACATCACGCATTATGGACGTAAAAATCAAACAAGTTCTTTCCTGGACTTTTCCCACATTTGGTAATAATCATATCATGCCCTATGGCTCTCTCCTTGTAACCGATGGCACCAGCGAGCGTGTCTGTCACACTCATGGCGATCGCTACTATGATAATGCCGGTTATCAGTACATCACCTTCAATCGTCGCCGCTATGAAGTTCTCGCCTCTGGTCATCCTGCACGAGGCACAATGAAAATCTCACTGCGACCCGTCGCATAACCCTTGTAAACCAACAAATTTCGATTTTATTTTAATTTTTCTGCAAAAATATTTGGTAGTATCAAAATATATTCGTATCTTTGCAGCGTCAAATAAAAGTTTAACCGAGCCACGAGGCTCACAAAAAAGTATTTCATCATGTTACAGACAGCAACAACTCAGGCACCCTTTGCCGCAATCAACATTCAGAACGTCGCTAAACAGCGAGAGAACAAACAGGCTACCTTCTCAGCTATTATTCAGGACAACTGGGAAGCATGTAAGAACCGCTTTCGTGTTACGTTCACCAATGGCACCACCGAGATCAAGCGCCTTTTTACTAACAGCGGAATGGTCTGTGAGTATGGCAAAGGCCGCCGCACCTATGGCCACTATGCCTACATCGACAACTGGCAGAGCCTGGAACCCGTGAAGGCCTCCCCTAAGTATAGTTACACCATGTTCCACCGCAACACCACCAAGGCCGCCGCTCTCCTGGCTGCTTCTGGTTTATGGCCCGAAATGCAGAAGCGCATGGCTGTTATGTCCCAGTTCTCCCAGTCTGAATATAACGAGATTATGGATATCTATCAGAAGCGCTGGGACTGCGACTATCGCGACACAGAGAAGCGTCAGGAACTGGAAAAGTCCTTCAACGACTTCTTCACCTCTCGTGGCACTACTCCCGACTACTACCACTTCAAGCAACTCAGCGAGAAGTCACAGATCATCAGCATCCCCTTCGGCAAAGATGGCAGTTATGAGCGCCGCATGGTTGCCAACCATTTAGAGCAGGCCCAGCAGTCCGCTGCCGACTATGACGATGGCTTTGGCGTTCGTTGGTATGGCAGCTATGATTACAGCGTCTCTGTCAGCAAGAAAGATGGTGTACTTCGTGGCTGGTACTCTGCCGAGTACAAAGGTTGTGGCAATGGCCATTATTACCTCCTACTCGATGCTACTCATGCCATCTATGGCGAAGACGATTGAACCACCGTGCCCAGCGGTTTTCCGCTGGGTCCCTCTCTTTATTCATTCATCAATTCATCAATTCATCGTTTCATTAAAAAACAGAAAAGAATTATGGCAAGAAAACGCTATTTCGTAACTATCGAGATCGAGGCCGATGTTCAGAACCCCCGCGATACTCAGCAAGCAAGTAATAAGCTGCATCAATATATCAGTAATGGCATGAAGCGCCAAGGCTGGGACTACGATTTTTTTATCCAGAATGACAATGTAATAAGCATTTTCGACGAACGTGGTAAACAACTTTAAAATATATATGACTATGACACTACAAGAAATAAAAGCTGCCTACACTGAATTGCACGACGTTCAGGAGGCATCAAACAAAGCATACGAGAAAAAGGCCGAAGAACTCCGCAAAGCAGCTCTTCGTTATCAGGCTATAGCAGCACGTAAAATGGCCGAAAGTCATCGCACCCGTTCTAAATCATATAAGAACGATATTCACTGGACTTCTCACATCGTTGGACCTATTCTCGAAGAGGTAGAACGTCGTACCGGCATTCACTTTGAACATAGTGGTGGCACCTATGGACTCCGTTGTGAATATCCGGCTTTTGCTCACGATGAGAATGGCGAATGTATAGCGTACCTCTGTTTCACACCAGGAGAAAAAGATAGTGTCTTTATTGATACCGGCGAAAAAAAAGGCCACTATCACGATATGAGTATTGGCGCTCTGAATGGTATGGATAATATCGAGGAAGAAGTGACCAGCATTGAAACTGTTATCGAAAATCTCCGCCGCCGTTATCCTGAGCTGCACATCGCTGCATAAATTCATAAATTCATTCATTCATAAATTCATAATATTATGGCAAGAAATTATAAAGTTGAGAATGGCAAGCATTTGAAAGCCATTAGAAGCCCTTATGATGGCCGTGTAGTCGGCTGGATAGATATAACTGACAACTCAAAGAAAAATTCATAAATTCATCAAGTTATGAAAGCAATGGAATCCTATTATTCTGGCAGTGTAGGCTTCAATATCTTACATACAGATGTTGTCGAGGTCGAACGTCGTACCATCACAATTAAAACCTACAATGGTTATACCACCAGACCAGGCAACAGAGTCATGCGCTGCCGTCATTGTGGAAAGGAATGGGTGGAGTCTATCACAAGCCCCCAAGTTCTTTCTCAGGATGTGCAAAATGAACTCCATGAGTATTTTGACGATTATACAGAATGTAAACAGAAAAAAGCATAAGTAAACCCACCACAACTATGAACATGTTTTCTTATAACTCCGATTTCTACCCCACCCCGAAAGAAGTAATTGCCCAGATGATGATGGGCGAAGATATAGTAGGCAAAACCATACTCGAACCCTCTGCCGGTTCTGGCAATATCGTTGACTGGCTCAAAGAGAATGGAGCCAAGGAGGTCATCGCCTGCGAGAACGACCCTACCCTACTCCGCATCCTACGCGGAAAGTGTGACATCCTGGCTGAAGACTTCCTGACAGTCACCTCCGAGCAGGTCAGCCACTGCAACTATATCGTAATGAACCCACCCTTCTCTCATGGAGCCGAGCACATCCTTCATGCTTTCGATATTTCCCCCGCTGGCTGTACCATCGTGGCCCTCTGTAATAGCAGCAACTTCGACTCTTGCTATTGTAATAAGACCAAACAGCGCCTCGCCGAGACTATCGATCTCTACGGACAGCGCGAGTCGCTGGGTAACGTCTTCCACACTGCCGACCGTCAGACAGATGTCAACATCGAACTTATCAAGCTATACAAGGAGGGTGCCGGTGCCAGTGAGTTTGACGGTTATATCTTTGAGCAGTACGACTCCGACACTGCTGGCACTCAGGAAGGACTCATGCAGTACAACTTCGTGCGCGATATTGTGAACCGTTACGTCTCTGCTGTCCGCATGTTCGATGAAGTTATGGCTATGTCAAAGCGCATCAATGAGGTGGCCGACTTCTACGACTTCCGCACCGTCACCGACCCTAAGACCGGCGAAACTCGCCAGGAGCCACAATACTATGGCGGACTGCCTATCACCTTTGGCGCTCAGACCAAGGGCGAACATCCCACCGCTATCAGCCACCAGCGCTACAAGCGCGAACTGCAGAAGCATTACTGGCATATCATTTTCCAGAAACTCAACATGGAGAAGTATGCCACCCGTGAACTTCGTGAGCAGATCAACCGCTTCATCGAGTCCCAGAAGTGCGCACCATTCACCATGAAAAACATCTATCGCGTCATCGATATGGTCATCCAGACTAACGGACAGCGAATGCTTACCGCCCTGGAAGAAGCCTTCGACATCATTTGCTCACTATCTGCCGAGAACTCCACCGCTGGCGAGAAATGGAAGACCAACGCTAACTATATGGTCAATCGCCGTTTCATCGTTGACTATATCACAGAGGGCTATTTCTATGGCTCCACCCGTCCCACCGTTGACTTTCCTTGTGGTGGCCGTACCGACCGCATGGAGGATGTCTGCAAGGCACTGTGCTATCTCACTGGACGCAATTACGACGAGATAGGCCGTCTAACTCAGGTAGGCCGTGGCCAACAGTGGGGACAGTGGTTCGAGTGGGGCTTCTTCCGCTGCCGTGGCTATAAGAAGGGCACCATGCACTTTGAGTTCCTGGACGAAGACGTGTGGGCACGTTTCAATTACGAGGTCGCTGTCCAGAAGTCCAAGACAAAAGGCTGGGACCTCCCAAAGGTCACACCTAAGAAGTCGAAAACAAAAAAAACCGCCTAACCCCTACCCGCCCCCACTGGTTCCACCAGTGGGGTGCTCTGTTTCGTTTATTGTCAGGCGTTTTTATCGCCAAAACAAAAAATTTCACCAAAAATCAAAATTTTATCGAAAAATATTTGGTAATATCAAATTATATTCGTATCTTTGCACCGACAAATAAAAGTTTAACCGAGGGCATCCCTCACAAAAAACATTTTTCGCTTATGACACTTCAAGAATTTAAGAATGAAGCCGCTCGCCGAGGTCACACCTTCGACAACAGCGACAATGCCTCCCGCGCATGGTCTCGCTCATGGGGCCTTACATGGTGGCGCGATGTATGGTTCTATCGTGAGTACCGCCTGGGTGCTTTCACCTATCGCACTGGCCGCGTCCGCCATCGCCATCACTCTTACACTAACACCGAGTATCGTATTAACGACTCTGAGGTTTCACAACGTGAGTTCCTGAAGGCTCTCGACACCTTTCAGGCTCCCGCCCTCTCTGTCGATGAGCAGTCCTACATCCAGCAGCAAGAGCAGCTTGCACGTCAGGCTGCAGCCCGTCGTGCTGCCTGGCACCGCTCCCACCCTTCACGCTCTCGCCGTCAGACCTCTTCCGATCATGCCGTGCAACTCACATTCAATTTCGTTGCATGATTTCATCAATTCATAAATTCATCAATTCACCGTTTCACTAAAAAACACTAAACAATTATGGCTAAATTTAATTTTGGAGCTATCAGACCATATATGGTCGAAGAACAGCGCATGATAAATCGTTATGCTAACGAGAACGAGGGCACTCTGCCCATGCTGCGTTCACCTCATATCAAATTGGGTCACTATGACACCCAGACTATCGCCTCTGTTGCTATGCGTGGTCTCACCCTGAATGGCTGGACGTGTAAGCAAACCTATAAGTGGTGGCAGGACTATCGCCGTCACCCATCTGCCCTCTATCCTGGCTCATGCTCTTCTGAGGTCTCTTGTGGTCCTAAGATTTTCGAGCGCGTATGGAACACGCTGGCTGAATGGCTGCCATATCATCTGCCTAAGATTACCAACAGTCGGTGGTACTATATGAACATCACCGACTGGGACGGACGCAGACGCAAGTGGTATTTCGACCGCCCAGACGATGCCACCGCCGTGCATTATTTCTTGCACCATAAAAATTCAGATCACGATATCAACGAATATCATTCCCTCTATTCTGTCACCTGGGACGGTCAGAACTTCGTCAACCCGAAACGCCTCTCAGTTTCACGAAAAGCTGCATAAATTCATTCATTCATCAATTCATAAATTCATGTCACACTATCCCTACACATTCACCCTTTCCACCGCCACCGGCGACCACGGCCACCAGTACCCGCTACTCACCGCCAACGAATACCCCTGGATGAACATCCAGATTATCCCCACACCCGACTCTCAGCGCTCCCTCATTCTCGAAGCGCTCAACAAGCGGGGTGGGGGAGTAGCCACCGTCTCAGGGCGCACCGACTTCGTGGCTATTCAGGCCGGTGGTGGTTCCGATGAGCACCCCACCATCCCCATCACCCGCCAGAACTACCAGCATGTCGCCGCCATTCTCCGCGACTGCCTCCAAGCAGCTGCAGACCACTGGGCCGCCACTCACCCCGTCGAGTAGAGCGCCCATCGGTTCTCTCGCTGGCCATCTGTTCCGTCTCTTTTAGGGCGATTTTATCGTCAAAACAAAAAAAATTGCCAAAAATCAAATTTTTCTCGAAAAATATTTGGTAGTATCAAAATATATTCGTATCTTTGCAGCATAAAACAATAAATAATATGGTTTCACCGAGGGTCAACCCTCACAAAAAAACAAAGAATATGAAAGTAACAATCGACAATTTCAACAACCAACTGGAAGTCACCGTTCAGGGCGACACCATGACCGTAGCGTTAGAACGTGGTCACTTCGTGCTATCTGATGCAGTCAATACTGAGTGCTCTTTTGAGACAGAAGAAGACTACGCCCGACTGTTGCACGATGCAGCTCTGTCGTTAGTAACGCTGGGTACAGACGTTACCAGTTTCGATGAGTGGGAGAACCTGTTTAGCTCATGGGCCGACGATGAGCCTGGCGACGATGCAGATCCCGAAGACCTCGAAGCCTATCACAAGTGCCTGGCGAATGACCGTGCCGACTTTGAGCGCGAACAGGATGCCGCCCGCAACTGGCAGTCACTGACTGACCTCGATGCAAAAGCCATCTGGGACTACCTCGAAAACCGCTGGCAAATCTAATCATTCATCAATTCATACATTCATAAAATCATCAATTCATTAAATATAGGAGAAACAAATTATGAATAAAGAGATTACAATGGAGTTCGTTGCCGGCATCGTTGCCGACTTCCTGAACGCAGTCAATGATGGTGAACAGTTCGCCTACGAGAATGCCGTACATACTTTCAAGAATAGCACAGAGCTGAACGATGAGCAGGAGGCTATGCTGAGAAATTCCCTGTACCATTTGGAAATTATGGAAAACAATATCCCTAATGTTGAAACTATGAAGCATATCGTCGGATGTGAGTGTAACGTCATCTTCTGGACGCTTGCAGCCGATTGGCACTGTCTCAACACCCGAACCCTGGGAGATAGTGACGAATACCTGTCACAGAACCCGAAGAACTAACCTCCCGTTATAGCACCCCCAGTTATTCACCGTTTCACTAAAAAACAGAAAACAATTATGACACATTCAGATTATATCAACGCCGTTGGCCGCGCCAACTATTACTCCCACATGTACTACGTCGCATCCGCTCCAGTCATCAGCGATGCCGACTTTGATGCCCTCGTCGCTCAGATCGAGCAGTTCGAGCAGCAGCACCCCGAAGACATCCTTCCTGACAGCCCCACACAGCAGGTAGGCTCCGACCTCAATGGCAATGGCCGTATCGCTCACCGCACCCCTATGCTATCCTGTCAGAAGGCTCAGGACATCCAGAAGGTTGCTTCGTGGATCACTAAGACCAACCAGCGCATGAACGCCCTCACCGGCGACAACCACACTGGCGGTTACAAGCTCGTAGCCATGTGGAAGTACGACGGCATTTCTTGCTCTCTCGTCTATCAGGATGGTCAACTCATCAGCGCTGCCACTCGTGGCGATGGTAGGGTAGGGCAGGACATCACCGCCCACGCTCTCTGCATCCCCTCCATCCCCCAGCAGCTCTGCGAGACGGGTGCCACCTACTCCCTCGCCGGTCGTATCGAGGTACGTGGCGAAATCGTCTGCAGCAAGCGCAACCTCCACCTCCTTTCCACTCGTTACACCGACTGCCGCACAGCAGCTTCCGCCCTCTGCAACCAGTCCGTGCCCGACGCTATCGACCTCGCCATGCTCGACTTCATCCCATGGGATGCCTATATCGACGATGCTATCAGCAGTCAGATTCAGTTCTCTTGCACCCCGCTCGGCTACCCCTGGCATAAGTTCGACTTCCTCCACCGCCTTTGCTTCATTCACCGTCCAGAAGTATGGACCGCCCACACCCTCGACGATGTTCAGCAGCTCCTGGAGAAACGCGAGGCAGAACGTGCCGCTTTCGACTTCCCCGTTGATGGTATCGTCCTCCGCATCATGCACGATGACTATTTCCGCGCCCTCGGTGCCACCGCACACCATCCTCACGGCTCTATCGCTTTCAAGTTCGCACCCGCTAAGGCCATCACCACCTGCCGCCGCATAGAGGTGACGGTCGGAAAGAGTGGCAAGCGTACACCCGTGGCCTACTTCGACTCTGTGACCCTCCTCGACCGCGAAGTACATTCCGCCTCCCTCTATTCAGAGAAGACAGCCAACGACCTCGGCATCTATCCAGGTGCCACCATCGAGGTGGGTCTGTCAAACGACATCACCCCCAAGGTCTATCGTGTTATAGCCTCTGCCGGTGCTCCTGTTTCCTCCGTAGGCGATGGCTCTGCAGTCGCTCCCTCTCAGCCGCTCTCGGCTGGGGTAGGGGACAATGTTACGGAAAATAACCCCTTATCTTCCGCCTCTGACGAAGCCCCCGCCGATTGTCCCGTATGTGGCGATACTATCGCCACCGATGACGAAGAGGAAGAAGCCTGGCTCGCCCCCTCTCTCTTCTCCGACGAAGCTCCCGCCCCCGCTGCCCCTGCCGCCTCTGACGAAGAATCCGCTCCTACCACAGCGCTCGGTGGTTCTCCCACCGAGGACCCTGCCACCCCTCACCATAGCACCACCGCCGCAGTTCTCGCCACTGTCGCCTGTGCTGCAGTCCTCTGTTGCTTTGGTGCAGTAGTCCTGGGTGCTGCCGTCTTCTGTCTGCCCCTCATAGCCGGCACCCTCCGCGTATAGCCACCCTATCAAATCACAAATTTCATCAATTCATCAAATCATCATTCAATGGAAAACCAATTCAACACCGTTCAACCCAACCCCATCTGGGATGGCGAACTCTCACATTATTGTCAGCACTTCATGTCGGGTATGCAGTTCCACGCACCCTTCATCGTCACCAAGTATCAGCAGCGTTCCGACCTCGGCGACTGCATCATCAGCACCCGTCCGCCTTATATCACTTGCAAGATCCACGGCTTCAAGACAGCAGCAGCTGCCGGACGCACCGACAATTCCAAACTGGTGGCCATGGCCGAACGTGAGGAACAGGCCCGCGTCGAATACCTCCAGCAGCGCCAGCAGGCGTTCCGCAATCGTATCGAGGCCGACCGTCAGGACATCACCATCCGTCAACTCATCGAACAGCAGGGACGTGTCTATGACGAAGAACTCGATGAGCCGCGCATTGTATGCAAGGTGCCTGGCCTTAATGTCTATCTCGAACTCGTAGGCTGCCTCCAGCCGCTTCCTGATGAAGACCCCGAATGGCTCGGCGACAATGGCATCCTCGCCACGCTCGACTCCATGATGCAGTGGGCACAGAATATCTACGACCGCGCCGATCGCCGTGCCCGTGCCTCTCAGTTCTCAGATATCCAACCCCTCGATTCCTGGATTGACCCCTACAATCCCGACCTCCGTCCCTGGATGCCTCGCAAACGTGGCCTCGGTCATACCTTCATTGACCCCAGCCGCCGCCCCGATCTGCTTCACTCCAAAGCGCCACAAGGCGCTGCCGACTATGGCATGATACGCACCATTAAGGAGGCCACCGCCAACAATGCCGCCCAGGGCATAGCACCCGAAGACTATGGCCACCGTTAGCCCCTATATGTCGTTATAGCGCACCTCAAAAATCACAAAATTTCATAATTTCATCAATTCATACATTCATATATTCATAAATTCATAAAATAATAACAATTTTATTTTGTCAATTCAAAATTAAAGATTAACTTTGCAACAGAAATACTAAAATACAAATCATTATGGCACGTTTAAAAGAAATTCTGGCATTCGTCAACAACAAGGGTGGGGTAGCCAAAACTACCACCGTCCAGAACGTCGCTGCCGGCCTCCTGCGCCGCAACAGCCGCCTGCACATCCTGTGTATCGATCTCGATCCACAAGGCAATCTCTCTTCGCTCCTCGGCTATCGTGAAAAGATGAAGGAGTATCATGCTCAGAATCACACCACGCTCACCGTGGCCGATGCACTCCGCGATGGTGACAAAAACCACCTGCCCGTCTATCAGTCTCGCAAGGGTCTCTATTATGTCCCAGCTTCTGCCGACCTCTCCGACATCGATCCTGACCTCCATCGTCAGATGCAGTCTAAGATGGTCCTGTCGTCGCTCTTTGGCAATGACTACCTCGATATGGATAACCTCTACCTCGGTGCTAAGGCGCTCGATGGCGAATACATAGAGGACACATTCGACTATGTGCTGATTGATTGTGCTCCAGCGCTCTCTGAGCTTACTTACAATGCCCTGGCTGCTGCTTCTGGTGTCATCATCCCCGTGCAGCTCGGCTCTCTCTCCGTCGATGGTATTGGCCGCATGGTCGAAGCCTATCGTAACGTGAAGCGCAAACTCAATGGCGACCTCGAAATGAGGGGCCTCCTGATTGTCATGGCCGATGAGCGCACACGCCTGGCTCGCGAAACTACCGAATACCTCCGCGACCAGTACGACACCACTATCTTTAAGACGCGCATACGCCAGTGCGTCAAGGTTGGCGAAAGCCAGTTCCAGCACGAGGACATTTTCACCTATGCCCCCGAATGCACAGCCTCTCACGATTACCGCGATTTCGTTTCCGAACTTGTCAAAACCCAAAATCCTGAATAATTATGGTACGCTCTTTTAAGAAAGACAGAAAAAAAGCTATCGTTGCCGGTTCACCCGCCATCGAAGAACATGAGCAGGTTATGTCCTCTATGCGCTCAGAGGCCGAGTCCCCAGCGCCCAGTGCTCCACAGAGTTCCCCTGCTGCCCCTGCAGGCACCTCCGTCGGTGTTTTCTCCACGCTCAACACCGAACCGCTGAAGAACGTACAGACGCGCGTACCGCTCTCTATCTACGAGAAACTGAACCGCATGAAGTATTTTGCCGGACAGCGCACCTCCATCGGTGACATCGTGGCACAGGCCATTCAGGAGTATTGCGAACGGCATCCCGTCTGAGTGGGGTGGGGTATAGGTTACGCTTTTTTACCCCTAAATTACGTTCCTTATCCCCATAGGGTTACGCTTTTTTACCCCTAAACTTGATATATATCTTTATTTATTATATAGTATTGATAAATTTTCTTTTATATGATTATAAGAATATATAATTACCTGCGCCCTCCATTGGCTCGCAACCCCCGTAAATACTGGCTTTCTTCCGTTTCGGTGGGGTCTTTCTTCGTAGCCTTCGGTGGCATTCTCCGTAACCTTGGGGCTGTTCCTGGTAACGGTGGGGTGCATTTCCGGCCACTCTCTTCGTTAGGGGTCATTTTCCGTAACTCTCTCCCCCTTGTCCTCTATGTTGCGATACCATCGCGACTCTTCCGTAAGGGGTCATTTTCCGTAACTCTTCCCCGTCCGTGCATGTTGCTATGTCATAGCAACCAGTCATTTAAGGGGTAAATCTTCGTAACTATGGCAAAGAAAACTGATAAGATGCAGCAGCTCATCAAGTCTGACAATAGCATCATCCGCGAACTCCGCGACCAGAAATGGATTTACAATCCAAAAGTATATGCTCAGGTGGCAGGCGACTTCTCCCTCATGCACCAGCGCGTCCTCATGGGTGTACTCGAAAAGTTGCAGGACCGCATCGCCTATTCTGCTTCCGAACATCAAAAGAACCAGCAGCTCTGGCTTCCTCTATTTGCACCAGAGGAAATGAATACTTCCGTTGACTTCGAGATAGAGGCTCGTGACCTGGGTGTTACTCCTGGCCACTATCCCGAACTGGCTCAGGCACTCGGCGACCTCGTAAGCATGAAGATAGGCTACCCGAAGAAAAAGGGCAATAAGACCGTCTATGTCTTCGCCTCGCTCTTCTCTCGCATCGAAATGCCTACCTCTGATAATGGCTGGCGCACCGGCAAAATCCGCGTCAAGATGGATAAGGAGAATGTCAACGACTTCCTCTCTATGGATCGTGGCTATACCGACCATATCGCCCGCATAGCCCAGTTCTCTAAGAAACAGCGCACACCGCGCATCTATATCTATCTCTCCACCTTCAAGTACAAAGGACGTAACGAGGTGGAGTACCCCGAACTCTGCGAATTTCTCGGCATCGACGATGCTACTTATGTCGCCACTCATAAGGCCGATAAACCCGATGTCAAACCTACCGACAATCCTTTCCACAAGTTCTCAAAGGTCAAGAAACTCATCCTCGACCCCTCTAAGGCCGAAATGGATGCGTTCTCTGCTGACCGCAAAATCGACTTCTCTTTCACCTACGAACCGCTCTATAAGGATGGACGCAAAAAGGGCAATCCTACCCATATCGAGTTTGTCATTGTCCCTGGTGCCCTCGGCATCGAACGCGAACAGGAACGCAAGCGCCATAACCAGATACAGGCGCTCATCAATGCCCTTACTCGTCAGTGGTCCGACCTCCATGCCTACGATCTCCTCGAAGTCGCTAAGGATGTTGCTGACGATTGGCTCGACGACTTCTGCAACTATGCCTATGATGATGTGCGCCGTCAGGTGGAGAAGACACAGCCCGACCATGTAGCCGAATACGTCCTTACCCTCCTGCAGACGTGGGTAAAGAATAAGACCAACGAGGCTCGCCGTTTGGAGGTAGAGCGCAAACGTCAGTACAATCTCTTCGTCCAACAGCAGGCAGAAAGCCGGTGGCGTTCTCTGATGCAGGAACTCGGCGCACAGACCCCTCTCCGTGCCCGTCAGATCAACATCGAGCGCTATGACGAAGAAACTCACACCCTCACCATCGCCCTCGCCGGCAAGGATATCTACGACCAGATAGAACCTATCACCGACGACCAGGGCAACACCATCACCAAAGGCATCTATCAGGACATCTGGTTTTCTCTTGTGCGCAAATACTTTCCCCGCTCCACAGTCCAGTACCGCATGTTCTGAAGTTACGCTTTTTTACCCCTTTGTTTGGAATGTCGCTATGCCATAGCGACTATGAACCCCTCCACTACTCCCCGCCGTTCTCGGTGGGGCTTTTCGTTCTATGCCCCGCGCTTTAGCTCAGGGTCTCGCTTCGTATTTTGCAAGGCGATTCCATCGCCGCCCACTTTTTTGTCCCGATCTCCTCCCAAAATCTCCCTACCTTTGCCTCAGTAATCAAAGCAATTATAGCCATGTCAAAAAAATCACTCTTCCCTCGTTTCGTGTGCTGCTACATGATAGCAGCCCTCTGTGCCTTCTCCGTGCTCTCATGCACCACTTCCCGCACCGCTACCTCTACTGTCACTCATAGCGAAGGTGACAGCCTCCGTGCCTTGCAAGTCCAGTATGCAGCCATGTCACAGCAGCTCTCCCGCTACGACTCCCTCTTCTCCCAGATGCAGGCTCGCATCACCGCCCAGCAGTCCACACAGGAACAGTCCACTGAGCGCATCCAGGAGTCCGTCACTACCTACCTCGACTCCCTTGGCCGTGAGGTACGTCAGGAAAACCGCACCATCGACCGCAACCTTTCCCGCCAGACAGAACTCCGCTACGAGCAACAGATCTCTGTTCTCCAACAGCAGCTGTCTCGCGAGACCTCCCGCACCGACTCCCTCTCCGAAGCTCTTTACATGCTCCAACAGGTCAACTGGCTCGACTCTCTCAATCAGCAATCATATAAGGAACCAGCGCCCTCCCGCATTCAGTCGTGGTGGGATGGCTTAGTCCTCCATCTGGGTTACATCGCCCTCTTTGGCATCCTCGGTGTCCTCATCTTCCTCGTCGCCCGCTACTTCCTATGCAAATAACAGAAGCCCAGCCGTTCTCGGCTGGGCCTCTCGTTTGTTTTGTCCGTTGTCAGGCGATTGCATCGCCGCCCTATATCATCCCTGCCTCTCTCAGGTACTGCTTACACCTAAACCCTTTCCTCGGCTCAAAGTCTTCAAACGAGTGCGCCACAAAGTGCGCCTTCTTATTCACCCATCCCGCCATGTCCTTTTGCCATTGTGGTATGTGGTGGTTGGGATTCATTGGGTCACGGTAGGGCTGTGCATGGGGATAGACATACCTCCCTTGATGATTGGCCCGCGTCTCTTGCGTTCTGCGCCACCAATACACTATCCGCTCGTAACACTCCCTGAAGTCATCCGTCAGCATTGTATAGAGGAAATACTGCCCCGTGAAGCCATACTTGTTGATGAGTGTCATAGCCCGCTCACACTCCGCTATCTGTCCGTGCGTGTCACATCCAAAGCGGATGCGGTTGTTATCAAGCCATTTCACCCTCGCCAGCAGCTGTGCCACCTCGTCAGTTACCAGTCGCGCATCGAGAGCCTGGTTAAAGTCCACCCTATACCCTCTCTCAATGATCTTCTCCAACTGCTCCATGCAGTAGTCGCCTGCCGCTAAGATGTTGTTATCCATCAGCACCAACTTCCGCCTGCCCTCAATGGCTATCTCATCCACATCCATATATGGACGTATGGCACCCTCTTTCCTGGGCACCACACACCATTTACACCTATTAGGGCATCCTCTCGTCAGAAATCCGTAGGCAGTATCTTTCGGCACGTTGGGATATATCGAGTAGTCCGGCTGCAGACGGTCTATCTCCTCCGGCAACTGGCTCGTCGGGTCATAGCCCGTCCCGCCTTTCATTATCTCGTCGGCATTATATATATAGGTATCGTCAGGCGAAAAGTTAAACACCTTCGACATATACACGATGTCATAATGCTTCATTGGAGTGGCCCATTCAATTTGCCCCCCCCTATTTCTCCAGTACCTCGCAATCTTAGCGAGTGCGAGGTTGGGGTATATCGTTGCACCCCATTTCTTTTTCTTGGCGTGTCCGTCCACGTCCACCAGTCCTATCAGCATATCTCAATTTTTGTTTCGTTTATTGTCAGGCGATTTTATCTACGTCCTATTTCTTCCTTAGCATGTCCGCCAGCCGCACCTGTTGCTCTTTCGTCATAACCATTTCCGCTGCCTGTTGCTTCATGTACTCCTGCATCTGCTTCGTTGTGCGTTCCTCCCATGCCTTGTGCATCTTTTTAAAGTGGCAGAAAGCCTTATTAACCCACTTCGTGCGCTTATAGCTATGCTTCATGCCCAGATAGCTGCTCATGGTAATCTTCACGTCGTTGGCATTCTTACCACCTCCCAGTTCCACATGTGGCTCCATGTCGCGGATGGTCATCTTTCTATACGCCTTCTTCAACTTCCTCGGCAATCGCACCTTTTTAAAGAACATTCTCTTAATCCTCTTCTTATCCGCTTTACTGAAGTAGTGCTTCACATTCACGCTTATGCTAAAAGGCTCCTTCGGCACCTCCACTTTCGGCGCTACCATTTCCGGCTCAATAAAGACAGAAGGAGTCACCTTGACGTTATGCAGCTCTATCACGTTCGACATCGGCACGGGCTGCCCAGGCACAATAGGGTGGTCTATCGACGGCTTAATCAGATACACCTTCGTCTTATCAAATGCCGGCACGTCTGCTAAATCATACGTCAGCATTCCTGGCTTTAAGTTCTTCATACGAGTAATCTATTGTTAAATCTCCTATAGCATTTTCTACGGCACAAGACAGAGCGTTGTCATCGAAAGACTCTTGATCTATCTTGAAGAAAATAAGGGCCACAGCCAAAGCTCCTGCCTCGAAATCCTCGATATTGCAGGTGCCTTGGTGCTTTTCCCCATACTCTACAGCCATTTCATGTATTGTTTTCATTGTTTATCAGGTTCGTTCATTATTCTTATACAACTTGCATATAAGTTTCTAAGAGGTTCTGATTTTTCTTCATTACATTGGAAACATCCCATGCAGTTCGGACCGCTTATTTCCACACCACGTTTTTTGCAAAAAGCCATAATTATAATGATATAAGAATTTAATAACAATGTCCCGTGTGTCCGCCTCGATTGACAGGCTCATAGGTGGCACAATGGCCGCTGCCTATCTTGCGATAAAGTGTCTCGCTGCCGCCGCAATGACCCCATCCGCCACCGCCGCCATCACTGCAATGTCCCATTTTTAACGTCACCTGAAGCATCAGGTCTCTTAACAATCTCGTCCACATAATTTTGAAATTAAAAAGTTAAACTTATACCCACCCGTTAGTAAGTGAGCCATCTTCATATACTACTGCATAATGGCCTTTTTGTGGCCGTAACAGATATTTGCGCATAACCTTCATGCCGTCCATAAAACTGGCTTTTAAGGTCTCTTCGCAGAGGAAGCATGACCGTTTAAGTAGCAGACGACCTTTGTACCCAGGTATGTATGGGCGCATATCTACCCATTGTTGACAGCCGTAGGCAAATGGTGATTTCATCTTCATGCCTAATGTCTTCTCGAAAGATACGAAGTGCTCGGTGCCGTGTTGGATTTCAGAGAGTTTTATTTCTCTATAACCCATGTCATCGTAGTGCTTTAGACAGGCTAACAGATCTTCACGCTTATATAGATACGGTTTGACAATGTTTAGATTGATGCGCATCTTTCCTTTCATGGGTAATTCTGAATAGAACTTTTGTCTGTCAAAGGTTGACTTTACGCAACGTATTTCGTCTGCAACATCCTCTCGGTAGTGTTGTACTGATAGATTCATGCCGTCCAATATTTCTAATATTCGTAGAAATACAGAATAATTTGTATAGCATGTCTTAGGAACTGATGTTGTAACAAAGCATTTTAGATTAGTCGCTGCCTTAATTCTACAGATGCAGTCGTAAAGTTCATCCAGATATAAACATGGTTCACCTCCGAGGAATAACACATCATCGAAACCGTTTGAATGGTCGATGATAGTTCGTGCTATTGCTTTGGGGTCTGGTTTTATAATACCTTTACCTTGGTACTTCATATCAATGCAATGCCTACATCGGTTGTCGCAGGCTGATGTAAAGTGTACGTCGAATGAGTTATATATCCCATCACAACAGTTTACATCCCATTTGAATTTATTTATACCCATAATTTAATGTTTTAATGAATTGGTGAATGTTCCGTTTCTTGTATGTTGCGATTCTATCGCAACCCTATCAGTCAAACCAATCGTGATGGTGTTCTTTGCAATAATTCAGATATCCAGCTACCATGTCCGCATTGTCTATTACATTGCCAACCACCGTCAGATGCTCATCTTTTTGTGTGTATTGACTGGGAGCCAGGTTCCAATGCCCAACAGGACCGCTCTCGCCATTTAGCAGAATGTAGAAATGGCAACTTGCAAACCGTACCAGTCCATGCGTACAATGACTTCCTGCACTCCAGGCATCTACAATGTCCCCCTCATATACTTCGTTACCATGCTTATCCAGACAGCCGGTAAACTGTCCCACGCTGTTAGGATCTACGCGATACATCTTGACAGTCCATAAGTCCGATGGCTCACTGGCACATGGTAATTCAGGCACTATAAAGGCAACGGTAAACCCTTCAGGATGTTTCTCGTTTGTGGCTGTACCCTTGATGAGTGAGCCATACACCCACTCGCCATCAGCCGTTTTTCCTCTAAATTTTGATATCTTCATTTCTTTTCAAAGTGTAAATTATTCAACTTCCACTCAAAATCCTTATCACTCCTGATCACATGATCAAAGGGCGTTTCTATCTGTTCGATGGCAGCAATATGTATCAGACATGCCAACACTTTAAAAGCATAATCACATGTAGTCTGGCTCTGTGTGTAGTATGCTTGGGCACGTACTTCCAGTAGGTACTCCACAAAACTTGGCTTTGTACTTGATACTACTACTTCATGGAGAAAGAGCGAATATTCCGGCTTATACTTATAGCCCCATGCCTTATATATGGATGCCAGTTCATCAGGAGTTTTCTTTGCCAACTTCATCTGAACGATGAGCGCCTTTTTCTCTTCTTTAGTCATACACCCTCCTCCTTCAATAGTTCGTGCCCGTCATACCCGCACCACGTACAGATACCCAGAGCCACATTCGGTGCCCAGTTCTCTTTCCCGCATTTCGGACAGCGTATCAGCAACACTTCTCCCGTGTCCTGTGCCACCTCCACACCATGCGCTAAAATCTTCGTCTTACTCATAATTTGATGAATTTATGAATTATTGTCTTTCCCAATATGCGAACATCACCATATTAGAGCAATCTCCTAAGTCCAGAATGTCCTTTTTGGCAATAATAGTTAGATGATGTGGTCCTGATATGATATAAGTCTTATTTATGTCTGCAAACTCATCACGGAATTGTCCTACCGTTATGCCCTTTCTGGGCGCTCTGTGACGCTGATATCCTTTGTCTTTCAGATATTGTGTGTAGATGCTGGGAAAATTCCATCTTACCAGTCCTCTTTCGGCGCACCAATTTATAGCATCGAAAAAAGCCTTGTGCCATGTAACACCAAAGAAGTAAGTGTAGGCTCGTACTACACAGTCGTAAGCGTTTGTAAGCCCTTTTGGATTGGGGTTATAGTAAGCAAATCCGTTCATATCCTTTGTTTATTGTATGTCGCGATTCTATTGCGACTCCTTATTCAGTATCTCCTCTATGGATTTCTCGCCAACCACACCCACATAGATGCCAGCGGTAATGGTGCCGGTATCATCATCCAGATTGTCGTATCTCAGTTCTATCAACTCCGTTTTTTCAAGAGTCTCTAAAAGTTTCTGACGTGCCTCCAGTTCAAGATGGTATTTCCTACGGTTCGTTTCCATTTCGTTATAGCCTTTTAGAAACGATGCCTTGTATCTATAAGTATGCTCAATGCGCTCCATGCGCACATTATGGGCTACCATGAGCACTTTGTCATAGGAAAACGGGTCGTTAATCTGACGCATGTGTTTCAGCAGGTCGTTATTCTTCTCTGTCAGTTTTGCGTTCTGCTCCACCAGAACCTTGCTACCCTCACGCATCACCTCCATTTGCTCCTTCATCACTTCATTCTGCTTCCTGAATAAGATGTTAGAGGTTATCACCAGCATATACAGCAGATCGAGCCATCCATGAAATGTGTCACCTTTTATAAAGAAGTAAAAGGAGAAAAACGCCAGCCCGCCTAATAGCAGTCCGTTAAACAACCAAAAGCAAAATCTCTTCATATCTTTATATCATTTTATTCATACTAACCACGTACCCCTCCTGTCCTTCAGGATTCTCGTCGTAAATTTCAAACCCTAACTTTCTATACCAGGGTATGAGGAAAGTTCCCTTAGCGGCACCGAGGTAAACCTGTTCACATCCTTGCTTCTTTGCCAGTTCCTCTACCATCTTCATTAGCTTGGTCCCAATGCCTTTCTGACGTTCCTCTTCCAGAACTATCAGTGAACAAATACCACCGGCATCAGGACGTTCATTCTCAATTCTCAGAACCACAGAACCCTTACCACCATTGACAATAATGGTAAACGACTTACCCCACCACCAAAGGTTTTCGTGGATAATTACTTCACTCTGCTTCCTCTCCCATATAGAACCCCTATGGAAAAAAGAGTGCGCTACGCGCTTCTCCTCCTTGCTCATCGGATTGCGATGCTTCTCTTCTTCCGCTATCGCTTCCTCCGCAGCCTGGTTAATCTTACTCAGTCTCTTAAAATCTACCATAATATATCTATGAATTGATGATTTCTTGATAATGTTCCTTTGTTAGTCTATGCCACCACCCATCTGTGTCCTGACAAAGCATCTGACCGCTCATTACAAAAGCGCCCTTGCAGCTTCTACGTTCGCCATTAGGATGTAGTTTTTTCTCGCGCAGTTCATAGAGCACTTCGCCTGTTTTTAGTTTTCGACATGCTTCTACTACATCGAGGTTAAAGATAGTCGGACTTATCGTGTTTGGTATCTCAATAGCGATACTGAAATTTATCTTTCCCATAATCAGTATAATATAGGTAGTCTTACAAAATGCTCATTCTCTGGAGTCTTAAATTCCTTATCCCATTTGCGCCCTATCACCTGCCATGTTGCCGGTAGCGTAACATCCTTGCTGATGGTGTTCCATGTGTCCCACTGGTCATCAAATATGTATAGGCGATTTGACATTCCCTGTCTTGCCGTCATTTCCAACCATTTCGGCTGTTGAAGCAGATAGTCGAGTCTGTCCCAATCGCCATAGTCTTTCGGTGCTATATTGATACCGCTGACGGCCTGCATCAGCTCGTGCCAATGAGAATATGCACCTTCTATCCACAGCATCTTTCCGCTGGTATAGATGTATATCTTTTGGATATTCTTATAGTGGATGCGAAGTCTGTCAACGATTGATATCAATTCTTCTCTCAGAAGGTAGAACGGGTCGCCACCAGTGAGGCATACCGTATGAGCTTGTTTCAGATCCTCTACTGTTATCACAGGCAGTTTGTCTATGTCATAGAGTCTGTTGCAACATAGCGGGCAGTTGTGGCCGCATTTGTGCGTGATGTAAAGATGATATATTTGTTCCATAATACTATGCCTCTATGTTACTTCGTTGTGCCATCGCCACCAATCTACGTTCATCGTCAGTAGTGGTGTCGAGTACAATTTGCTTAAACTCTGGGTACTTCTTCCAGATTTCTTCAGATATTTCCAGTGCCTTTGACACCTTATCCTTGACTAATTGCTGAAAGTTATCCAGGTCTTTCAGTTCTTCAGATGACGGCTCCATCTTAAATGATCTGTCGCCGATGTTGTCTTGTAATATGATTTTCATAATTATATAAGTTTATGTTTTATTTCTTGTGAGACATAGTGACTTCGTTTCTTGTATGTTGCGATTCTATCGCAACTCTATCGTAAAGTTTTCACTCTCCACTTTTGTTCTTATCAGTCTCAGCCTATCGTCCCCGTCACTCAGGTTCGCATTCAGCCAGTCTTGGATGTTCTCTTTCACAAACTCCGCTGCATCTTTAGCAGGGTAGTAGTCACCAGCAGGGTACGTCAGTTCCACCTCTACCTTCAACGTCTTCGGCATCTTATGCTCCCTCGCCAGCTGCTCGTCAGTCTTAGCCCATAGCCCGATGGCATCCTCCATCAGTTTCTCATCGTCTATTTCTTGCGTTTCCATGAATGTGCATTTTAATCCGTTTATTCTTTCTGCCCATTCCTTCCTCATATACTCCGGCACTTGTATCACCCTGCCAGGAATACTGCCCAAGGCAGACGGACCGGCACATCCATCGATGCCGGCGCTCAGGTAAGAAAAACCAGCAGGTATTTCCCATAGTTTTCCCCATAAACCTTCACGCCCGAAGAAAGGCTTTTTATCACCAGGCTTCGCCGGTCGCCACCAGTCCTCTTCCTTATAGATGATATCTTTTGCTGTCTTACCCAACTTCTCTGGATGCGCCTCCAAATCCTTGAACCGCTCCTTCAGATAGGTAATCTGCTTCTGTATATCTTCTTTCGTGGGTTCCGCTATATGCAGCCCAGGCTTCTTTATAATGCAGAAATCTTCCACTGTCAGTTTCTCTACTGCTGGCTTCAGTTTCTCATACTCCTCTACTGTCAGTCCCCTAACGGGACCGAAACCGCTTTCCTGGCATTCCAGCCTCCATATCACAGACTCCACCCACAACTGATGACAATAGATATACTCTTCTTTCATATTGTAATCTCCTGTTTGGTATATCGCGATGTCATCGCGACCCCTCTTTTCTTAGTTTCTTCTTCTCTTCCTCACACAGGTCAAGCAGTCCTCGTTTCATCTTCTCCAACTGCTCTTGCTTCTCCTTGCTGATGCGGGGACAGCCGTTTATCCATTCGTCTAACCTTGGTAGGTCAAAGTCGAACTCAGCGGCAAAGCAGAGGTAGTCCTGCCATTCCAACATTCTCTTGATGTCGATGCCATGCTCCACACAGAAGATGATATCTTCCATACTCAGCGTCCAGGCACCGTCGTAGTCATACACCGCACCCATCGTAATCCAGTGGCCACGGTCTTCCAGACCCCACATGTTCAGCAACAGTTTCAGCCACTCGGCATGGATGGCTGCTGTCGCTTCCTTCAACTTTGCAATACTCTCTTTTCGTGTCATATCGTTATTATTTATAGTGACCGATTTCGGTCGGTTTCTTCAAAGTCCAGTGTCAGCCACCTGCCAGCCTCTTTGATGCGTTTCTCGGCCACGGCAAAATACTTCGGGTCTTTCTCTATCCCTATGTACCTCCGTTTCTCCATGATAGCCGCTACGCAGGTCGTACCGCTGCCCATCGTATTGTCTAAAATTACCCCCCCCCGAATTAGTATAAGTCCTAATCAGATAGCGAAGCAGATCCACGGGCTTCTGTGTTGGATGATACACCGTCGTCTCGTGCTCCTTCTGAATGTAGATAATCGACTGGGGAAATTTCTCGTTCGGTCGGGTAGGGGCTACCTTCCTGATCTGCTTATCATAGTCATACGTTCTGCCCGTCTTGAACTTCCCATAGCAGCTGTTTGTCCTCGGATGCTCACATCGCCCTTGCGAGTGGTTCGGCTCACCAATGCCCATCTGAGGGTTATACACTGGCAGCTGCTTATAGAATACACAGATGTCCTCATGGCAGCGCATCGGCATCCTATTCGCATTCAGGAACCCCGTTCCGCGTCCTTTGTACCATATCAGGTTATATCTCCACAACTTCCTGTTGCTCTGCATCAGATCGCTGGTAAACATTCCCTGCCCGAAGAGCACTATCACACCCCTCGGCTTAATGATACGCTCATAGTGCGCCCAAAGAGGCTCAAACGGTATCATCCTGTCCCATTGCGCATTCGGGTTATCCTTATGCAACACCTGGTAGGGCAAATCGCAGATGACAGCATCCACGCTCTCATCCGCTATCCCTGCCATCAGTTCCAGGCAGTCACCCTTATAGATATGGTTCACTTCTAACATGCCTTCCTTCTCTTATTCTTGTTCCATTCCTCCCGTGCTGCCGTCGCCAGCTGCCGGTATCTGTATAGATGGATGTTGCTCACTGTCGAAACCGCCATTAGGTCCCTCATATAGAGTTTCCCTGCCATTGTCGTTAATCTCACCAGTCGCTGCATCCTCGTCTCGTTATTACTCATCCTTTTTGTCCTGTATGTGGTTATGTCACAACCACCCGTCAAATTCCAATTCATACTGGAGGAACTTCTCAGCGTACCATTTCTTGTAGGCTTTTCCGCTGATCCACCAGTCAAAGATGTTCTCGGCTATTTCCTGCTCTTGCTCATCGGTCAAGCCGTCAGGCGATGAGCAATCTGAAAACCCGCTTTCCAGTGGTTCGGATCTGGGTGTTGAATGTACCCGTTGTCGTCGATCGTTTTCCCAGCATATCGGCTTCCAGTCTTTCCCAATACCGTACCACAGGGTTGCTTGTGGTAAGCGTTCTTTGCAATACCCCCCCCGAACGGATTTCTCGGATAGCCTTTACCCAGTTTCTTCTCACATGTGGCCAACGCTCGTTCTCTATCAACTTCTGTCTCGGTGGCGACATCGGACAGCAGATGCAACCTATACGGTAAAAACCCTGGTCGTAGAGTTCGCAGTGTGGCACCTGTGCCACCTTATTCAGAAACTCCCACACATCCCGCTCAGTCCAGTGGATGATGGGCGATATCAGAAGGGTCTCTTTGCCGCTGATGCAACCGATGGTTTTCTCTTCTTTGGCATTGGTGATATTCACCTCGCCCCTCTTTCGTGTGCTCGGCGATTTCGCTGCCGAGAGTTTTTTCTTCCTGAATTTCTCAAAGGCTTTCAGATCGCCGCTGAAGGAATAGTTGCTAATCTCTACCTCGTTACGTTTGGCTCGATTTCGGCTTTCCTGATGTCTGATGCCAATGAGCGTCACCTTACCGGCTCCGGCCTTCTCCTTGAACTCCTCACAGCACCACCTTACTTTCTTGGTGGGTAGCAGCTGCTTCCTGAGTGCTACATGGTAAATGCTGTCTTTGGGTTTAATAAGTTCTACCTCTGGGTACGACCGCTTTACAAAGCGGATCACCTCTGGCGGGTCCACAGAAGTGAGGTTCATGTGTCCCTCGAATTGTACGCCAGCCAACTGTGCGATATGAAAGAGCGCCTGACTGTCTTTGCCTCCGCTGAAAGCAAGGTAATACCCCCCCCTCGTATCGTAGGCCAGTGCCAACTTCTCTGCCTTACGCAGCAGATGGATGGAGTATTCCATCTTCCTGCGTAGCCGATTGCTGGCTCTTCCATACGCTTCTTTTAATGTAATATTAAGCTGCATTTTTATATTGATTTTTTCTTATTTTCACATTTTTGTCAAATTAAGCAGTTTTCAACCGCCTTATTTTGTCACATATAACTCCCGCTCCTCTTCGTCGCAGTGGTCAACGAATATAGGTTCATCGTCTTTTGCCCTTTGCGGACAGAATGCCGTCGCCTGCTGAAAGCGCTCACAGCTCTGCTTCAACAGACAGCGCTCCCCATGACAGAGTAACATCAAATGTTTTTCCATAGCTCTCAATGTTTCGTTTATTGCAAGGCGATTGCATCGCCGTCCTCAGTTAAACCACTTAATCACCGTCTCGCCCTTATAGCCCTTCACCCACACAAACCAGGCATAGGCCGTAGCGCTCCCGCTGATCTTATCAAACTCACCATTCATGGCACATAGCAGTCTCGATGAACTCACCCACACCCTTGCAGGTGGCTGGGTTCTGAAAAGGTGCTTTCTCAGCTTCCCTTCCAAAAAGGTTAGTTTCAAAAACATACACACCTTTTTCCCGTCTGGGATAATTTGCAGCGCCTTCTCCACAAACTCCTGAGCATAGGCGTATGGCGGATTGGTGACGATGTTCCCATTCCATTCCTGGTTGTCGATGGCCAGGAAGTCGGCCACCTCGCCATAGCCTCTGTCGATGATATCTCGCGAAGTGACGTTTTGCCCCCCCCCTAATAAGCACTTCCGAGATATGTCCCTCGCCACATGCCGGTTCCAGGATGGGACCGTCAAACTGCTCCAACTTCAGCAGCCATTCCGTCGCTTTGGGTTCGGTGGCATAATAGTCACCCCACGCACGTTCATGGTCCGTGTGGTTACTCGCCCCCAATGTCTTGAACACCGAGGCCCTGCCACCTACCCAGTCTTTCTTCTCGCTCATCACATCAACAGGTTTTTCTCTCTAAGAATGGCTTTCACTCTCGCAGGCTTCACCTTGGCAAGGCTCGCGATGTTCTCTACTTTCCAGCCCTCCTTATGCAGAGAGATAATCTGGTTCTCAATAGTCTTATTCATATTATAGGTATTATAGGGTTTATCCGAAGTCCAGCATCGTACTGTTACGTTTCTTCTCCCATTCCTCGTGATACATGTTCCAGATGTCACGGTAATGGTTGATGTCATTCATCAGCTTACCACGCATCGGCTTCGTCACGTTCTTCTGCTCCATGAGTGCCGCCTTGTGGTTCTCATCATTCAGCATCTGACGCAGACACTTACCCACGATTGTACGGGTGCCATAACCGCCAAAGCCTAAGTTGTTCTCAGGATTGATAATAGTGTCACCTCCTGCCGAATACCAGATGTTATCCTCTATGGTATAGAACTTCACCGTGTCCTCATTGATAACCATCAGCACGTCGGGTGCATCCTGATAGATAGCAGCACACAGCGCAACACCTTTCCACGACTCTAACTTCACAAAGAGCATGTTCTCCAGCAGGCCCTGGTCACGCAGCAACTCTATCAACTGCTCATTGTCGCCACCGTCATTGCCACGCTCGTCAAAGTGCAACTTCAACTGTCTTCCGTCTTTGCCGCCATACAACCAGGTCAGATAACCATGCAGTATCTTCTCATTCCATGTAGGCAACAGTGCCTTGACCTCTTCCGGCTCTGCTTTGTCAAAGACCATCTTTGTCAGGTCAAATTCCACACACTCGGCCCAGTCTTTCATGTATGGCCATGGATCCAGACGCACCGATGCACTGTCTCTGCCTAATAGGTCACTCGTTGACTCCCCAAACTCCTTGCGGAAACGGTCGTACACCTCACCGATGATAGTGGAGAACACAGGACCTAACAAGTCAAACCGTGCCTCGAAGGTGTCTATGCGCTCTGCCAACGTAGGCATCTTTACCTCAGCAGCTTCTATCACACCGCCCTCGGCATCCTGTTCTTCCTGAGCCTTCAGGAACGATGCCAACATATTCTGCCGGCGCTTCAAGTCCTCCTCCGCCATCATCATGCGTATCTTATCCGATGTCTGACGGTCGGGCTTCTGACCAGGCTTCAATTCATCCAACTTACTCTGGTAGAACTGCTCCTGCGTAATGGCTTTTACTTGGTACTGTTTTGCCAGTGCCGAAAAATTCTTCAGCGATTTGTTCTGCTGATAATACTCCACAACTGCACAAAGGTACTCGTGGAATTTCTTTAGTCTTTGATCATTCATATATAAGTTTTCTAAGGTGAAGTCGTTATTCTGTCCCGTATGCTGCGGTATCACCGCAGCCTCTCCGCGTTTCATTGCTGGGGTCTCTCGGCTGCTCTTTCCCGTATGCAGTGGCTCTGCCGCTGCTTCCTCGTTCTCACTGCGTCCAGCGGTTTCCCCGCTGGTAGCTGCCGTCTTGCTCGCTACCTCTCCTGTCGGTTCTCCGACGGGTTTCTCCTCCCGCTGCTGTTCCTCGTAGCGTTTCGATGCTTCCAGCGCTTGTTGCTCCCAGTCGCGTAGGCTCTTCTCCTCCTTTTCAGCAAGAGCCACCTGAGCCTTCTGCAACTGATCCTGCCACTGCGTCGTAGGTTTCGCTTTGGTCTCAGCCTCGGTATTCTCTATGCGGTCACTCCATCCAAAGGGCGCACCCTCCAAATGGAACTCTTTGACCATTCTCCTGGCGATGCACGGATTTACTCCACTGTTGGCAACTGGTATCGTTCGCCCGTCAGGGTGCTTCCACACATGGTGCTTGTTAGTCCTGTCGAGCACAAAGCCGTTCTTCTTCAACAGCCGCTCCCAGTCCTTTTTCTTGATGTCATGTAGTCCTCCCATATCGCTATTGATAGTTATAGTGTAATCTTTACTTCTACGTTATCTACCTTCAGTGTCACGTCACCATTCCAGCCGCGTCTCTGCACTTCGTCTATCAACTCCTTATCCGTAAACTCCGAAAGGGTAGGGGCAACAGCCGTTTTCCCAGGCTGCACAGCCCCATGTCCGAACCCGCCGATAAAATCGTCAATGCCTCTCTCCACAGCGTTTGCTATGTCCTCGGCTTCTGGCGCATTCGCCACGTCTTCGTCATCCTTGCTGACCTTTTGTTCCGTAGGCAGTGGCTCTGTCGCTGCTTCTGCTGGTTTCCCAGCGGTTCCGCTCTTACGCCCTCTCATGTCTTCTCTCGGCTCAAAGGTGGCAGCATCCTTTTCATCACACCAGTAGAACCCTCCAGCTATGCGCTTCTTATCAATAGCTCTGGTGATGTTCCTGATGCCCAGCCCGTTCTCTGCAGCACCCATGGAGTCCCATACCCTGATCACCTCCAACGTAGAGGGGTCGATCTGAGCCACCTTGCGCTTGGCTCGGTTCTTACTTCTTCCTAACGTGTCTCGCTCACCCTGATAGGGCTTTTTCGGAGTCACCCGTGTTTGTTTCCTTTGTTCCATATCTGGCGTATTTTGTTCTGATTTTAACACTTTTCGTTCCAATTTCGGCTTTTTCTGTTCCAATTTTAACGCTTTCCGTTCTTTCTGCTCCTTTTCCGCAGGCAGAGGCATCGTCTCTGCATCTTTCAGCAGCGCACCATAGTCGAACCTCGGCATGGGGCATTCTTGCGGTTGCTCTTGATGGGCAAAGGTCAGCACATGCACCATCACGCTCGCCGCCCGTGCTTTATCTTCTGCATAGACAGGCCCGCGTTTTGCCAGGGCCTCTCTTAGCACCGCCAGCGTCACCTCCTTACAAGGTATGGAAAAGTCCAACTTCTTCCACACCTGCATAAAGGCATTCCGCGTCTTGATGTAGAGCGTCTGCCGTTCCTTCAGCTTTCCCCATTGTTCGTATGCCTCTTTTAGTGTCATCTTCGTTTTGTACCCGCGTTTCAGCGCAGGGTCTTGTTTTGTTTATTGCAAGGCGATTGCATCGCCGTTCCTATCCGTTTCTCCTGTACCCTAACGCCCGCATCATGGCAGCCGTCTCTTTAATACCTGGCACACCGGCAAACTCTGTCGTTGATGCTATCACTTTGACTTTTTTCAGAGAGTACCGCGTACAGCAGTATTCCGTCTTTGTCAGGTGGGGTACGTCATCCAGACAGGTAGGTAGCGCCATCATGTTTATGTCTTGCTTATGGTCACGGTAAATGGCCTTTGTTTTACGAAGCATCCCCTCCGGCACCTCCATCGTTACACACACATCCGTATCGACATTGCCGCTCAGGTAGTGGATGGCCTCTTTCGGATCATCCGTCGTAAAACAAAAACCACGACTCTCTGAACGAAAGCCTCTGTGCTTGCTCTCATTCACCAGTAGCTGTCCGGCTTGCAGCCGTCGCCACTCTTCATTACTCATAAATCGGTGTACTACCATCTGTCTTCCGTTCTCTGTGCTGCTATGTCATAGCAGCCATTTGTTGATTGTATGTGGCGATGCAATCGCCACCTTATTTATATTATATAGAGTCTATCAGCGCTACGCCGCCCACAGCTCGCTCCGTCACAAAGATGGCAGGCTCATTCATCATGCCAACGCGCATCACAAACCCTTTGTCCTCCAGACGGCTCAGATAAATCGTCAGCGGGTCCCCTAACTTCGTAGGGTAGGCTTTGAAGAAAGTTCGCAACTTCGTCTCGTCAAAGAATAGCGTAGCCACCGACTCTTTTTCCACTGGCTGAAAGGCATCCACGAACGCATCAATCTTCTGGGGAATGACAAAATCCTCTAACGACGCGCCTTCTTCCTTGGCTTCTTCAAAAACATCTTTCTTTTTCTTATCCATATCGTTGATAAAACTTATATAAACTTTGGCAAAGGTACAAATAATTTTATAATTACAAATTAAAACTAAGGTTTATTTTGTAATTTTTATGAAAATCCCAAATATAAAATCTGTTTTTCTCAAAAATTTTATGTACCTTTGCCCCCGAAAACAATAAAGTAGTACCGTTTTTTATCCTGTGTTTCTATCGCAGAACCCTAAAAACTAAGATGATGTCAAAAATTAAACACTACTACCAGTGCGACATGTATAGCACTATCGGAAAGCAGCTCCAAAAATATTGGGACAATGTGCTCCGTGCCGCTTCCCGTGCTGATGACTATGCTCGCAAGTATGGCGCTTCGTCTTACGAGGCCCCAGTGCAATACTTTGAGGGTGGGGTAGATTACCTCATCTTCGACCGCACACCAGATACCCGTGTGTGGCGTAAAAAATTGACGGATGCCGAGGGCACCGATCTCTATGAACCTAACTGCATGTATCGCTCCGACGTGCTCATCATCCCCGATGACCGCTTCCATCCATCCGATACATGGGATAAGACTTACTCCCGTAAGCACCTCTCCTGGCAGGATGTTAAACAGATGAAGACCTTTGACCAGTGGGCTGCCATCGCTAAGTTCAAAGGTACCGGCGACCGCAAAGCCGACATGAAGGCGCTCGATGAGCGTATGTCCCGCTACACCTTCGTCTCTTTCCTCCAGTTCTATGGCGATGATAGTTCGCCCATCGGTTCTCCCGCTGGCAAAAAGTCCGCTGTGCCACCCAGTCGTTCACGCATCAACACCGCTGCCGACTGCCCCCAGTGGCTCCGCAAGGCTATCCGCGCCGAGAAAGACCGCCAGGCTCTTCCCGTCGTAGAGATCTATCCCCTCATGGCGATGCTCGATATGCGACCGGCTACCACCGGCCACAGCGTGACGCTTAATGTTACTCCGCAGTTCTTTCTGTATGGCGAAACTTTCTTCATTGGTACCGAGTACCCCTGTCATGCTGAGGGACTGCACCCCACCACCGAGGGGAATTTCATCTGTAACATGAATGCAGCCAAACGCCAGCGTAACAATTAAACTTCACCTCATACGATTAAAAATTTAGTTATTAAGTAAATGATTTGTTTTAGTATTTAGTAGTAGTTTATACCGCAACATCGTCAAGTGTGACTTGTGACATAAGGTTAAACATCGAATGTAATTCATGGTATTAGATTTTAAGGTTGCCGCCTGCCCTGTCGCGATGACACAGCAGGCGGTTTTTGTTCTATCGGTTCTGTCTCTTGCAAGGCGATTGCATCGCCGTTACTTCTCGCTCCTCTCCGGCCCGTCATCAGTCGCTATCATCGGCACACATCCGTGGCTCCTTTGGTAGAACTTCGTCAACTCAGCATTCTGCCGTTCTATAATATCCATCAGCCGATTGCGCTCCGCGTCAAAGCTCGCCTGACAGTCCCTCCTGATGTGGTCCTCTCGGTCATGGTGCTCACGTTCCAACTTGATAATCTCCCTGGTATGCTCCAAACGCAGTCGCAGTATAGCCTCGCTCTCACTCTCGCTACTATGGTCTGCATCATGGGTTTCGTATGGGGTGATTGCTTCGCCACCATCACTACTCCCAGCCGTTCTCGGCTGGGGTGCTGCCTTCTCCGCAGGCAGTGGCTCTGCCGCTGCTACTGCCCCTTCCTCCTGCACTCTTCTCTTCAACAGCCGTTCCTTGCGTTCCAGTCCTGCAGTCACCGCTTTCGCCTGTGCCCTGCTGCTTATCTGGCGCTCCGTGACCCGCGTCTCAATGATGCTCTTTCCCGCACCACTGCCGATACCGTAACCGTCCGTTGGCATCGTCTGACTGTTCTCGGTGGGCTGCTCAATGGTCAGCACACTTCTTCCGTCACCGTCGAAGAAGAAACCGCTCATCGGTATGTTATAGTAGTTACACAACCTGAGCATAGCCGTGACATGGATAGGGGTCTTCCCGTCCAGCCATCTGTTGATACCCGTATAATCTGAACTCCCTAATGCCTCTAACAGGTCTTTCTTCGATAACTTGTTGGCCTCTTTGAACTCTCGCAGAAAACCATAATTGAAACTGTAGTCCATAACTAATTATTTATGTTTATTTAACAATAGAAGTAGCCTCACACGTCATTCATACCTTATATAATCTTTAATTTATAAACGCCAAAAACTGACACCAAATTTTATTAAAATGTTAAATTTCTAACAAAAACTAATATAATCTTTGATTTTTCAAATTAAAATTTATACCTTTGCGCAAAATTACAAAAAATATTTCAAAGTTCAACATGATTATTGAGAAGTTACAACAGCCAGAGGCACACCTCCAGTGCGACGACCTCACACCAACTCAGAAAAAACAGTTGGCAGAGGTCATGCTTCGCCATGAAATGAAGTGGGGACTGGCCTACAACCGCTTTTTCCGCTTCGGCTTTAAGGAGTGGGAACTGAAAGGCATCGACCAGATCAAGCGCGACTTCCTCTCACAACATCAGGAGGAGATCTTTCCGCCCAACCTGGATATGTCTCAGCCTACACCCGATGATATGGTCAACGGAAAAGGCGTGTTCTATCGTATGCTCGGCATGACCATCGGCATGAAAAAACTGTTCATGGAACACATGAACACACTCGGCATGGGGTCAAACTCCGTCATCAATAAGTTCTCCAACGACGATTGGGCGGACTACGAACGGGTGGGAATACTCACCATCCTGCAGGAGTTTGAACATGAAGCAGCTGCCATAAGTGAGACATAATGAAACAACCATGTCGAAGGAAACCTGGCAGACCGCTGAAAGACCGTCGCAGACATCTTATCATAGCGGCAACAACAGACTTTCGGGGTCCCAACGAGGAACAACTTTTCTTCCTTTTTCGTGGGGCTTCGCATCGTCTGCTATCTGATGTGTTCCGTTTTCTCATCGGCAATGGCAATGGTATCGCCCGTCAGGTGGTTATCACCGAAGAGCATGACACCATCAAACGTAATGGTAAGGGGTATTGGCGCATGGCAGTGAAACTCTGTGAACCAAACTACCACTTCTGCAGCCTGGACGATATGCGCATACTCATCGATGCAGCGTTCCATCGTCATCATCCCTGCTCAGTCCATTGGCTCACCATTGATAAGTTCCTAAACGTATAGCAACCGTCCCAGCCGTTCTCGGCTGGGTACTAAAAGTAAAAATATGAAACTGATTGATATTACATTCGACCTCGAAAGCCTGTCATTGGCTTCCAATGCTGCCATCGTACAGATAGCTGCTGTTGTTTTCAATCGCCATGCGTCCTCTGCTGACGAGTTGTTTCCCGTCAATATCCCGCCGTTCGAGTGCAAGGTGGATATCCGCTCTTGCGTAGCCGACGGGTTCGACTTCTCACCATCTACCGTGAAGTGGTGGGCTGAAAAGCCGGAAGAGGTAAAGGCCGAAGTGCTCTCTGGCGATTGCTATCCGCTGCAGGAGGTATTTTCTAACTTCATCGAATGGCTCAACGAGGTAAAAATGGCCACGCAGTCTGACATGCTCTGCCTCTGGGCACAAGGCTCAGACTTCGATATCAGCGTTTTGCGCACCATATTGCGCACCTACAACCTCGAAGAGCGCTTCCCTGTCCCATACCACAACTATCGCGATGCTCGTACATTCATTGCCGAGATAGGTAGCCATTTCGTTGCCAACGAAGAGGCATTGGCAGACCATGCTAAGATCTACGAGGCCCTGCCCAAATATACGGGCGATGGCAACGTCCACAATGCCGTTTACGACTGCCTCCGCACCTCCTGGTCTGTATGGCAGTGCTTCTCTCTTCTCCCTGACCCCGCATAATATTTGGTATGATCTACGACCCACTCATAGACGAACTTGCAGCATTACCGCTGAACCTCCTCATACAGCCTGCCGACCAGCAGACTGAGGAGGGACAGACGGCTTGCTGGTGTCCGTTCTGTAAGGGTGCTCCTGCCAGCGGGAAATCCACTCCGCACTTCATCATCTACCACCGCCGTCGTGGTGGTCTCTATGGCAAACCTGTCGAATACTGGTTCTGTACCAAGACACGACGGGGTGGCTATGGGGCTATCGAACTGTTTGCAGCGATGAAGGGCCTCGGTTACTGGTGGCGTAAGGATGCTCACGCTCCACAGACGTTCATCTGTGTGGGCGAAGATCTCCGACATGCCTGCCTCGGACTGGCAGAACAAATGGGACATACTCGTGAGGAGATTCAGGAAAAATGGCCACAGCTGCTGAAACGTGACTACCGCGAGACGGCCTTACGACCACAAGAGGTACTGACGTTCGAGCCTAAAACGGACTTCACACCGCAGGACCTTGCTGCTCTCGGTTGCACCACATGGCTCTCGCGTGACGGCATCGAACAGTATGGCTTCGACACGGCAAACAAGGATGCTGACTGGCATTTCCACCCGTCAATGATACAGCAGGACTTCCACGTCTATGCGGTCGGCAAGGTTACGCTGCCTGCTGTCTCGCGTCAGGGCGAACCACAGTCTGAGGTGCTGATATCTACACCCTGGAACCCTATTTTCGTGGCTCTCGCTGATGATGAGCGCGAGGATTGTGGTTCTATATTCCGTCCGGCTATCGAGGAACAGCCGCCCATGGTGTTCTCTACCACTGAGGAACATACCACCGCTAAGGTTAGCCGTTGGCTGGCAGGCGATAAGGTATTTCTCCGTGCTGTCGAACTGCGCACCTCCGACACAACGGGTGTCCGTAAGGCCATTCAGGAACTCGACCCCAACGAACGGGTTACTGAGGTAAAACAGGAGTGGCAGGAGTCCAGCGATAAGAACGGCAACCCGAAAATGGAACTGACAGATGTGCCTATTCGCGATAAGGACATCAAGGCTCGTGCCATCATTTATTGTACCTCGGCTCAGGATGCCATCGCTACCTACTACCACCTCACGGCATTGCGCCATACTTACCCCAAGCAGTTCGGTTCTCGCTGGTACCACGTCTGCTTCCCTTATGGCGACGTGCCTTTCTCCAGCATCCACTATAATAAGATGCACCGCTTCGCGGACAACATCTATACACTCTTCGCCTCTGACACCAAACAGACGCTTCGCGCCCGCGACATCAGCTGTCGCTACCGTGACGTGCTTCGTGCCCAACTGCCAGATACAATGACGGATAGGGCACACCTCTACTTCCCTCGCCTCTTCTGCCACCCAGTACAGACGGTACGCGACTTCTTCCTGGCGTATCACATGCTGCCGCGTGAGGCGTTCCAGAACGATGAGGACATCAACCGCCTCTTCTCATCATGTATCACGTCGGCTCTCAGCAGCGACCCCTTCGAGCGCAAAGAGAAAAGGGATAAGAACGGCATGGTGAAGGAGGTGTACTATACCATCAATCCGGCTACGCTCTGGGAGTTCATGGCTTCTGCTGGCTACGCCCGCGACGTGCGACCCGATGAGCCGGATAAGATAGGACGTTATGTGCATATCGATGGCCCGTTTGCCGACGAACTGGACCCGCAGTCTATGGTGCAGGCCACCATCGAACACCTGAAGGCGTATGCCCGTCAACTCAACGATGCGCGTCCTGGACTTCCTGATGAATACGAGCTGATGGTGCAGTCGGTGCTCCGTGCTAACAAGGAGATCAACGAGAAGACGATTGCCTCGCTGCCTGCTGTTAAGATGAACTATAACGAGGGCTATGGTCGCCACATCGAACATTTCTTCTACGAGAATGGTGCGCTCCGCATCACAGACAACGAGATAACGCTGCTTCCCTACGACCAGATAGACTTCAATGTGGAACGTGGAGAGAAACTGCATTGGAACATCACACCGCTCAAAGAACTGCCGTTCGAGATTTCGGAGAACCCCGAATATCGCCGCCGCTTAGAGGCTATCAAGAATAAGGAGGCGGAAAAGGATGATAACGGCAAACCGCTCTACACGCTCTCCCAACTGGAACAGGATAAAAACGACCTGGCACTATGGGCACAGTCGCATCGCTGGCTCGTCGATTGGAAGGGCAAGCATGAGGACGAAATGTGGCCTCCATTGCGTGTCATCCGTGGTTTCGCAAACGAGGAATGGGAACAGGAACAGCGTCTCATCCACGATGGTAAGCAGTTCTCGTCTGAGGAACAGATGGAATTGGACTGCCGTTTTGCTAATCTCATCTTCTGCCTCGGTCGTATGCTATGGCGCTACCGCGACTCGAAGTCTAACTGTATCTCTTATCTCATCGAGAATGTGGTGTCGGCTGCCAACCGTGCCGAGGGTGGATCTGGTAAGTCAACCTTCGTGCGTATCTTCGCGGGCTGTGCAGCGCATATCCTGAACATCAACGGACGCGACCTCATTAGTAATAAGGAGTTCTCGGCTAACCTGGCTGAGTATCAACACCACAAACACCGTATCGTACACTGGGAGGATGTGGATGCCAGCCTTGACTTTGGTAAACTCTACAACCTCACAACCGGCGATTTCTCCGTGCGCTATATGTATAAGGACCGCATCACCATCCCTCTGTCTGAGGGTCCTGGCCATGTGGTCACGTCTAACTATCCGCTTCACGACCTCGACGACTCTACCATGCGCCGTGTCTGTCTCGGTGGCTTCTCACACCGCTTTTGCGGACAAAACATAATGAAGAACAAAGCGGCTCGCTATATCTCGGACATCATGCCCGACTTCAATGCCGTTTCTCCTGAAAAACTCTCTGCCACCTCTCGCAATCAGATTGCTATGATATGCGCCCTCGCCGTGCAGTTTGTCATGCGCTACGATGAGAAGGTAGATGCTCAGAAGAAGTACATGGAACAGCGTACTCTTACGCAGTCTCTTGGCGAAGCATTCCTGCGTTTCGCTCGTGTGTTCTTCGCTCAGGAACATGTATATGGTGTTCCCGTCGATCTCGACTCCATGCTGGAAGAATACAAGTCAGACTTTGCCGAGGCATCGAAAAACAAGACGGACTCATTCTCGCCAAAGGCTTTCAAGCGCCGCATCCTCGACTACTGCGAGACTGCCGGCATTCTGATGAACCCGCCACAGCTCTTCAAGAAAGCGGATGGTAAGGTGCTCAAAAAGGCGGAACAGACCAACTACTTCGCACACCAGGCATGGTGTACGCGCCGCTACTTCGAGGGACGCGAGTGGGAGGAGGATGCAACGATTGCTCCAAAGCAGATCCGCGAATTGGTACGCACCGAACATGCTGTATATTTCTACCGCTCCGGCAAAGATACTATCCCCGCCAACAACGATGAACTGATGAAGGACTACGAGGCATTCTTGTCTAAGCCCGACCCAGCACCAATCACCGACGACAACGGCAACGTGGTTGTGCTCACCGAAGAGGAACAGCAGCGCTGGCGCTCTTATCTCGATGGCCGTCAGCGTAAGCGCACTACTTCCGCCGCCACCGCTACCACTGTGGCTGGTAGTTCTGCTGCCAGCACCCAGCAACCCGAAGATGATTTACCATTTTAATTCAATATTAACTTAAAAGTGAAATTATGGCTCGTTACAGATTTTCAGTTGACATCGGCACCTTCATCGGTGCCAGGTTTCTAAACCTCACACTCACCGAGGGTGGCAAACCCATCCCTGGCATCTTCATCCCTGCCGGCATCAACGGCATAGAGGTGCAGCAGGATAACCGCGACGAGGGCAAGCGCAATGCTTCTGGCATCCGTGCTTTCCTCAACTTCATCCAGCGCTCGTGCAATGGTAAGTACATCGATGCGGTGAAACAGTCACTCATGCGCAAAGGCGAAGATATCACGCTCTACAATGTACCTGCCTATCAGGTGGCTTACACGCTCCCCGAAGAGAAGCGCACCAAGATCCGCGCCGCACTCAAAGCGCGTGTCATCAGCGAACATCCTGAATGGAAAGACCAGTCCGATACACAGGGCACCGACCTCTCCCGTGCTATCTCGATGCTTATGCCTTACCAGATGGGCGACTCTTACCTCGTCGAAGACCAGAACAGCCAACAGCCACGCAACAGCTCCGCACCTGTCTCGCAGGGAGTAGCAGGCTACTCGGCTCCGGCATCGTCCGACTACGACCCGTTCTCTGGCGCTGCCACCGACGAAGACCTCCCCTTCTAAAACCAGCGCCCAGCCGTTCTCGGTTGGGTCCTAAAAAGCAAAAAATATGAAATTCAACGTATCATCCCGCGAACTGCTCCGCATCCTGAAGGCTACCGGCTCAGTCATCCAGCGCAAATGTAGCCTTCCCATCCTCACCAACCACCTCTTTACGCAGGTGGGTGATAAGTTCTTCATCACTGGATCCTCACAGGAAAACGCCCTCACCATGCCGGTGGGCATCCTTATGGAGTCCGGCGATACGTTCCATCCGTTCTGCCTGCCTGCTGCCGACATCATTCCTCTGCTCGGCTCTCTGCCTGAACAGCCTGTGACGTTCGACATCGACCTGGAGCGCCACCTCGCCACAGTCATCTATCAGAGCGGACAGGTGTCTGTACCTATCGAGGAGTCTGCCGAGTTCCCCAAGGTGGCGGATGTCACCGACCCAACAACATTGTTTGTCGTCCCTGCTAACATCTTTTTCCCTGCAGTCAAGGCTGCAAGCGGATGTACTTCGGTCAATGACACACTGCGTCCTCAGATGGCTGCTGTGGCACTCGACGTGCTCGACGATAAGGTGGTATTCGTCGGATCTGACGGACACTCGCTCTATAAGTATGAATACTTCCATGGTGTACCGTTCCTTACGGGCGAAAAGGCGGTCATCCTTATTCCAAATACCATCGTCGGCTCTCTGCAGACTCCATTCCTCGGCGTAGAGGAGATTGAAGTGCTGTTCGACCGTAAGCATGTATGCCTACGTGCCGGCGATATATCATTCACCATCCGCGACATCGAACAGCGCTATCCTAATTACAACTCAGTCATCCCAAAGGAAAACCCCTACCATGCCGTCCTGCCGGTGGCCTCATTCATGGGTGCCCTCAAACGTGTGCAACTCATGGCTTCCGACGCATCCAACATGGTTAAGTTCTCTAAGGATGGCATGTTTGTCAACCTCTCTGCTGCCGACATCGACTTCTCGAAGTCCGCTTCCGAGAACCTGACACTCGCCGAGGTGGAGGACCCTTTGACACTACCCGATAATTTCGCCATAGGCATCAAGGCTTCGCAGCTGATGAACCTACTCGGAAACATCAGCACCGATAACGTGCGCGTCGAACTGTCAGCACCTAACCGCCCACTCCTCCTCAAAGAGGATGCCGACAACTCCGTCCTCCTCGAACTTTGTATGCCAATGTCCCTGGAATAACCACCGTGCCCAGCGGTTTCCACGCTGGGGCCTAACTGCAAAAATTATGAAAATAGATATCATCAACGACTCCCTCCACGCGCTCCCCGAATATGCCACAGCTCAGTCTGCAGGCATGGATCTTCGTGCTAATCTCACAGAGCCTATCGTTCTGCAACCCATGGAGCGTGTATTAGTTCCCACCGGCTTGCATATCGCACTACCCGCAGGCTACGAGGCTCAGGTACGTCCACGCTCAGGACTCGCCCTGAAACATGGTGTCACCGTGCTCAATGCACCAGGTACCATTGATGCCGACTACCGTGGCGAAATCGGTGTATTGCTTATCAATCTTAGTAATATCCCCTTCGAGATCACCGATGGCGAACGCATCGCCCAACTGGTGATAGCTTCTTACGAACAGGCAGAATGGAACCCCGTGACAGTCCTCGACGATACCGAACGTGGCGATGGCGGTTACGGACATACTGGCACAAAGTAATGGATAAGATGTATAACTGTGATTTTATCGCAAAGTCACTTGTTGCTGATGAGGGCTGTGTCACCAACTGTCCTGGTGTTACTCACCGTATAGAGGTGGCCTGCTTCTTCCAGCATGGCCGCACGTCCTATTTTATTGCGAAAGATGGCCGTGTCCTCTCAGCTCCTACAGCCACCGTGCTCGATGGTTCTCCATCGAGTCCTGGCGCTCTCTGTAAGGAGATAGCATCTTTCAACGGCAAAGGCTATCGCCGTGTCCGTCTCGCTGGTAAGAACTTCAAGGTGCATCGCCTCGTGGCAGAAGCCTTTGTCCCTAACCCCGACAACCTTCCCCACGTCATCCACATCGATGGCAACCGCACCAATAATCATTTCTCTAACCTCCGCTGGTCCGCCACTCAGTCCAATCACGAATGAAGCATCAGAAGAAAAAGAACCACGACCCCCGACGGCTCGAACGCATCGATCCCTACGACATCAAGCGTCCACTCCCGTCACCTACCAGGACCTCCACAAAGTCCTACATCCGTGGCGACATCCGTCCCCGCCGTTCTCGCACCTTTGCCGTGCTGTTGATTATCGTCATTATCCTACTCTTGTAATATGGTCACACGTCCTATCTTCC